TATCTACCGTGTGAATGTATCTAGTCTTACTACTATTTACTGTATTAAGTTCTTTTACATTTGTACTGATGTCTACTTTAGCGTTGTACTTTCTGCTAAACTCTTCTATCTGTTCTTCTATTAAGTCCTCTATGACTTCTTTATCTTTTATCATATCTTCTATTGTTGGCATTGGTTACTCCTCTTATCTCTCTCATCTCTACTCTTTATAGAGTGACAAGGTTTACATAAGCATTGAAGATTATCTAATTCAAACGCTAAGTCTGGTCTGTCTTGCAACTCTATTATATGATCCACTTCATCAAACATTGTATCTACCCCATTACGCCTACACTCTTGACACATCATGCTATCTCTAAGTATTGCTAACTCTCTCACTTGCTTCCACTTCTTAGAGTTGTATATTTTAGCTCTATCTTTACTTCTCATGTTAGTGTCGTAAGTCTTATTGCTTTCTTTTTTGCACTTAGGACATTGTGTGCTTTCTTCTGTTAAATAAAATCCATGCTTTTGGCATAGTTTACGCTTATTGATTCTAGGCATCACCTCACCTCAATAACTTCTAATTCAGTATGATAAACTAATGCTATAATCATGTCGTTGTATTTATTAAAATCCATACCCATCTTTCTTTGTTCTTTGAGTATATATGTATATGTGTTATAGTCTAGTATTACATAAGTAGGTGATTCTTTATTGTTTTTTATAAAGTCTTTTTGCTTATCTAATATTTTATTGTTTATTGTTTTTATGTTCATTTCATATCCTTTAATTGATGATAGCTTATCTCTTCTGTTTGTTCGTATTGACTAACTAAACCGTATGCGAATAGTATTGATAGTATCATGCCTATGTATATTGCTTTCATTTAGTGTCCTTTAAAATGGAATATAATCATCTTCAATGCTGTTAGGCATAACCTCAACTTTAGGTTCTGGTTTTTGTTCGTTTTGTTGAGCGTAACTATATGGTTCGTCTTGCTGTGAACTCGTTTGATTTTCTTCTTTATTTCCTAGCATTTGCATGCTTTCAACGCTTATAGAGTGTTTACTTCTTTTATTCCCGTTTTGGTCAGTCCAATTGTCTAGTTTGAGTTTTCCATCTAGTAAAACTTTTGAACCACGCTTTAGGAACTGATTTGCTATCTCAGCAGTACGCCCAAAAAAAGTAATGTCTACGAAACATACTTCTTCTTTTTGTGTACCATCTTGAGCTTTGAATTTTCTACTTGTTGCAATAGCAGTACTTGCAACAGCAGTTCCACCTTGAGTGTATTTTAGTTCAACATCTCTTGTTAAATTGCCTACTAAAATTATTTTGTTAAACATCTACATTTCCTTTATTATATTTATAACTTTTCTTAAAACATTATTTCTAAATGGAGTGGACTTTGGCTTATTAAGTCTTTCAATTGCCACCTTTAAAACTTCGTCTTTGTCATAAGTATTTACACTCGATAACATTGAGTTGTATTTTTTGTTTTTTAGTTTCAAGTTTACCATTTTGTACCCAGTTGGTTTAATGTAAACAGTTAAAAAAGTACAAAAACTTTTATATTCATCTTCTGATAATTTATCTTTGAATGGTTCTTTTGTCATTACTTGCCTTTTATTTTATTTATTGCATAGTATAGTTTTAGTTTGTATTTTAGTGTTAATGTTGTCCTGATTTATCCATATACTACATGTTCAGGAATATCTATTAGTTTTAATTCTAATGAAGCTACCTTGCATTCTAAAACAACTTTTTCGCTTAATGCTCTTTGGTGGGCTTTATATATTCTTGCTAAGTCTCTTGTGTTGATTGATATTTTTTCATCTGGTCTTCTTTTCCCGTTGTCAAATTCTTTTACTACTTGGCTGAATGTTTTCATTTTATCTCCTTTTGTTTATAAGTATATTATTAGATATTTACTTTATATAGTCAAGCAAATTGGTTATTTTTTATTAAAAATCTTTGTTTGTGTTTCATTTAGTTACATTTCTTGTAAAATTTTTAGTCTTTCTTTTATTGGTATATTTGATTTTTTATTTTTTATTTTCTTTTCTTTAATGCACTTTATACACATAGTTCTATTTTTTGTGTAAAAGTTGTCTTCATTATCATCTTGGCATTTATTACATTTTCTTGGTTTTAGTATTTTTTTACCATTTTCTAAACACCATATTTTAATGATGTTTAGCTGTCTTTTGTCTATTTCGCTCATTTTTTTGCTTTGCTGTAATTTGCCTTATACCATAATTTCATACTTTCTTTATCTTTAAACTTTTCCCATTTTTCACTTTTTTTATTATATGCTCCTTTGCGAGATGATATTTCTTTGATTGTTTCGTCCATTGCAATTTCTGCATTGTATCCCATTGCTTCTGTTCCATTTATACAGAACACTCTTATATCGCTTAAAGCATCTATTTTATCTTCTTCTGGTATGTCTTGCTGATAAGTTACCATTACATTGTTAAAAAAATCTTCTTTTAGTATTTCAATGAATTTACTTTCTACTCCCATAAGTTCCAAAAGTTCTTCATATATGTTTAACTCAATATTTCCTACTGTATTTTCAAGTCCTCTTTCTTCTCTCCATTTTTTAAGTTTTCTATACATTTTAATAACCTCCTATATCATCTATATCAGCGCTACTCTCTTGTATCTCTTTTAGTATTGCTTTTTCTCTTGAATTATCGCTTTGTAATAACCTTAGATTTGCTTCTTTTTCTTGGTATGATAGACTACTTGTTTTAATGTTTTCTATCATTTCTTTTTTTTCGTGTTCGCTCATTTCGTTTACTCTTTGTGCTGTTAATACTCTCATGTTTTTCCTTTATATTTTTACTTCATAAAATTTATTTATTGATTCTTTTGCACCTGCGTAGTCTTCTAGGAAAATATCTAGGTTATTGTCATCTAGGTTGTTTTTATCCATGAAAACTTGCAAGTCATTTTCTTTAACTCCCATGCTTATAAGTCTTTGATATTTGTCTTTTTCTTCTACTATTTCGTTCATTGATGGTAGTTCGTTTTGTGTTTCGTTTTCTATTTGTGCTTCGATAGGCTTATCGTCTATAAAAGTCGCTCTTGATATTGTTTCTTCTCCTAGTGGGAGTTTTTTAACAAGTTTTTTTATAACTGTTTTTAAAGCCATGCGGTCATACCATTCTTCCCATACTCCACTAGGTTTATCTCCTTTTTGATTTTGTGATACTTTACGGTGTTTTTCTATTTGTGACTTATTCATAACTTCAACATAAACAGTATCGTCAGGAGCTTTTGCGATTGCTACTGCATATTTAAAGTTTTCATCTGTACCGTCTAAATCTTTTTTAAATTTTATAGTTTCTTCAAATCCATCTATCGAGTACTCAAAGTCATCATCTTCATTTACTATATATGATTTTATTTTCCATCCTGTACGCTCTAATAAAGCCGTGTAACCTCTTGCACTTATTATGAGCTGAACATTTGCTACTTTGCTTTCTCTCTTTGCTTTAAAAGGTACTAAATATGCATGAGAGATAATAGGGCTTAAATCTAATCCTAATTGAGCTACATTAATACAAGCATCTATTATGCTTTGAGGGTGGCATTCTCTTAGCTTGTAATCGTTGGCAATTTTCACTGCAGTCGCTAGGAACTTATCGCTTTTTTCTTTTGATCCTAAAAGTGACTTAACTATTTTTTGTTGAGCTACTAAACCGCTTTTTATTTCGTTTTCTCTTATTGTTACTTGATTGTTCATTTTCATCTCCTATTAGACTTTATTTATTGTGTGTTCTAGTTTGTTTTGAATTACATAATTATCATATGCTTTTGATGCACAACTTCTGCATTTTTTTGTATTTCCCTTTAATATATTGCTAGTCATTGCTTTAAATTGTTTTTTGCAATATGGGCATTCATATAATCCAAATCTTTTTTTGTATTTACTTTTTTCTTTTGGATTCATCATTCCTAAATCTTTTATTAATCTTGGCTCATTTCTCATTTTTTAAATCCTCATATAATAAACCTTTTTTTAAAAGATCTACTAATCTAGGGTTTCTTTTTTTTAAAGCATAAAATGTTGATGATTTCATCTTTATTGCTTCCATAACTTTTTTATTTGTCATTTTTTCTCCTTTATATTAGAGTAATTATACAATATATTAAATAAAATAAAAATTAATTATAGTTGTTTTGTATAAACTCTAGGCTATGTGCTTGTTTTTCTGCTATATCATCAAATATCATATCTTGTGTTTCCACTCCGCCATTGTTTTTTATTTGTTGTTTGTAGTCTATGTATTTGTTAAGTAGTTCTTGGTATTTGCTTCTACCTTTTTCTAAAAGTTCTTCACTGCATCTAAAAACGAAAGGTATATTTGGTGCTGACTTGGGAACTATCACCCACCCAGTACGAGATATTTCAACTTGGTATCCGCACATTTTAAGCACATCAAAGTAAAATGCTATTGATAGATCGTAGTCATAAGGCTGTATTAATCTTTCAAACTCTCTATGGTTATTTGCTTTTGAGCTTTTAACATCCATCAATATACCTAAATCAGGATTGTATATATCAGGTCTTATTTGAAAAATTAGTCCTGTTTCTTCGTGTTTGTAAAAAAAGCTTACTTCTTTTTTTGTAGTTTTCCAATTAATAAAAGGAATTAGCACTTGTACTACTTTTGCTAAAGTTTGATATTTTTCAATCATGCCTTGACCGCATATAATTTTTTCTGGATTTTCTTCTCTTAGTTGCATTGCTTTTGCTGTATCTAATCCTTTTGTTGGGCTTTCGATATAATTATCTTTTACAAGATGAGGTAATAATATACAATCGTGGCATAAATTTCCCTCGTCAAATACAGGCTTCCAAAAATCAAATAAGTTCCTATGTTCAAATGCTCTTACACTTAATCTTAAAAGAGGGAATTTAGTTGAAGATAATCCCCCTTGACTGTGGTAGTCTTTATTACTCATTCCCTCTATCATTTTATTGAATGGTGTTTCGTTGAAGTCTAAGTTCATTTTAGTAATTCTTTATTTTCGTATATGTTGCCTATGACTTCAACATCTTCACTATTTACCTGATTAAAATGTACAAAATTTCCATCTGACTTTATTGCATATGTTAGCTCTTCATTCATCCAAAATAGTTCTCCTAAATAAATTACCTCTTTACCATTATCGTATTGTGATAAAAGTGTTACAATATCCCCCTCATAAATCTCAACACCATTTTTATCTTTTAAGCCTGTGTATTGCATAATCACTACGTTCTCATCGTAAATAGGTAGACATTCACTATTAATGTCAACATCACTATATAAAATGTTTTTATCTTTATAAAATGTTCTAAATTTAAATTCTTTCATTACTCTACCTCTATACTTTTTAATGTAGTCACGCCAGCTTCAAGAAGTTTATTTTTAGCTGCTTCTACAACTTGATTAGCTGTTATGTGACTTGGTACTGTTGTTTCAAATTTAGCTATTATTGTGTATGTTTTTTTATCTGTTTTTGCATTTACTGTTGGATGTATTTCTTTTATAGCTTTTTTAGCAGGAACTATCTCTTTAATAACTTCTTTAGTGTCTTGAAGTGCTTGTTTTTTGTTATCTATTAATTGAGTAATTTTTTCAATAGCACTGTTTTTCATTTCTAATGCATAATCATAACATAAATCAAAATCTATAAGAGGGTAATTATTTAAATAAGATAACTCTTTTTCAAGCGTATCAATCTCCATCATGTGAAAAGACTTAACAAATATACTTCTAATTTCTTCTTGTTGCTTTGAAACTTTTTCACGAGCTTTTTTCTCTTCATCTCTTTTAGCTGTTTCTTCAATCTGTTTTTTAATGCGATCATTTCTTAGAATCTCATCATTGATTAAAGTATCTAGTTTGAATAGATAGTCTTTTTCATTATCTATAAAAACTATGCCTTGTATATGATTTTTAGTTAAAGGCTCGTTTAACCCACGCTCATAACAGATAACTTTTAAGTTTGAAACTCTTATATCGTATCTGTTTTGTTTCATCATACATTCTTGTATTTTACTATCGATTACATTTTTAGCTTCTTTTGTTAAGCTTCCTTTAGCTGTAATGTATGATAGTTTTGTCATATCTGATAAATTTACTTTATCAAACTCTTGTCTTAAACTTTCTTTGTTTAGCTCGTAATAAGCTTGGCATTCTTCTTTAATTGCTTTTCGTGTTTCGTCCTCAAATATTTGTATTTTTTTAACTCTATCTTCTCTTTTATCGTCTATCATTTTTTGATAAAGTTTAGAATTGTATTTGAACTCGTTTATGCTTTCGCTTTCTCTTTCTACTATTTCTTTTGTAGTGTTTTGTATGTATTTAATTGACTTGTTTAGTTCTGCATTGTCTTTTTTTACTTGTGGTAGATTTTCGCTTGTTACTATGTGGTTAAATCTTGACTCATTTAGATACTCTTGTATCGACTTTACTATACTTTTATGTGTAACATCCATTATTAGTGATTTTGTTGATGCTCTATTTGTTAATAACTCAAATTTCATTTAATACTCCTTTATTATTTTAGAATTTTTTAGTAAATAATTTACATCATAATTTAATTTTATATATTTATTAAATTTTTTATTACTTATTTCTCTTATACAAGTGTTTTCTATTTTTAGCTTTGATAGGTTTTTACCAAAGATTATAGGCTTATCGTTTAAAGTTAATATGTGCATATTTTCTCCTTAGTAAAAATATATCACATTTATATTTTATGTGCAAGTTTTTTGTAAAAATTTAGTAAAAACTTTTGATTGTGTTACAAAAAGAAACATATTTGAAAATAATTTATGTTTTTTAGGTTATTTCTTGATTTATTTTAGTTTATTTGCAATAATGAATTATATTTAAAAAAGGAGATAGTATGAGAGAGATTAAATTTAGAGCATGGGACAAAATAGAAAAAGAGATGGACTATGATTTTATAGTGGTAGTAAACTCTAAAGTTTACAAAGAAGAAGACCCAAAAGAATATAAAAATATTGAAATAAACGACATTCAATATTGTAGCGATTGGGCTAAACTATCTCTTAAAAAACATTATACACCAATGCAATACACAGGACTAAAAGACAAAAACGGTGTTGAGATTTATGAGGGGGATATAGTCAGAAAAGGAGAAGATTTAACGAAATACGGTATAAACGGAAATATGCTTAAAAATATTCAAGAAGTAACTTTTGAAAAAGGTTGCTTTGTAGGCAAGCAACAAGCAGGTGTAGGTTTTATAAAGTTTGTTTTATCTGCATATATAGAAGAACTTGAAGTCATAGGCAACATATGCGAAAATAAAGAGTTATTATGCTAAGTAAAAAATCGCAAACATACAAAGCACCAAAAACAAAAGACAAAAAATTATCTAAGTCAGAGTATAGAAACTTTTGTGACTCGATAATATATTGGAGTGATGGGATATGTCAATGGTGTGAAAAATCGCAAGGTAAAGATATGCACCATTCGTCTTACGGTTGCATGGGTGCAAACAAAGACGACAAAACACTTGTGTTGTTGTGTAGGGAATGCCACGAGTTAGCACATAGTGGAGCTAACAGAGAAGCTCTACAAATATTAGGAAAAGCTAATTGGTTAGCATTTAAAGGAAAACAAATATGATACCAACTGAACACGAAGAACAAAAGACACTATGCAAATATTTAGATTTGAAAAAGATTAAATATCATAGTGTGCCAAATGCAAATATTCTAAGTAGTCTTAATAAACAAATGGCAGTTAGAGTTATGCAAAAATTAAAAAGAGAGGGGTTAAAAAAAGGAACTCCTGATATTGTTGTATTTCTTCCAAACAAAATACTTTATATTGAAATGAAAAGGATAAAAGCTAGTATAACATCAAAGGAACAGATTGAATGGATAGAATTTATAAACACATTGCCTTATGCTAAAGGTAAAATTTGTAAAGGAAGTAAAGTAGCTATTGAGTTTGTAGAAAATGAACTTAGAAAGCTTTAAAGGTGTTCTTAGTTCGTATAGTGTTACATACTATCAAAGACTTATAAGAATTGTTAGAAAAAAGATAAAATTGCTTGACAAAAGATAAATAATTTAGATAGTATGTTTTTAGAGTTTTTAAATGAGAACTAGCCAAAGGTATCCCAAGCACCTACTACCTAGTTCTCTTTTAAGGGCTTATAAGAGTAGTGAAGCTTGGGAACTTCTACACTCTCCTTAAATTTAACAATCCCGAAAGATTATCATGAATGATTTAATTCAAATAAATCAAACTGCGATTAATGGTGCAGATGTTAATTCTGTTAATGCTAGAGAATTATATAGTTCTCTTGAACTTGGAAAAGGTCAATATACTAGATGGATAACTCAAAATCTTATAAATAATGAGTTCTTTAATGTTGATATTGATTATATTATGGTTCGACATAATGTCGAGGGTAATGACACAATAGATCATATAGTTTCTTTAGATGTTGCTAAACATTTATCAATGATGGCTAAAACTAAAAAGGCTCATGAATTAAGAACTTATTTTATCGATTTTGAAAAAAAAGCTAAAAATATAATCAATTCTCAATCTAATGAAATACAGTTGTTACAACAAATGGTTAATACCATTGCTAAAACTGACGAAAGAGTAACTACTTTAGAACAAACTAAAAGACTTGAATCATGGCAAGAAAAAGCTTTACAGGATGCTAAAAATACTAAAGTTTATGAATTAGCGAAGATAATGAGAACTGGTGATGAATCAAGAGATAAAACTACTGTATCAAAACTTCATAGGCAAATATGGTCTGTTTTTAAGAAAAAATATCACCTGCCTAGATATTCAGAACTCCCAAGTATAAAATTTAATGAAGCAAAAGCATATATTGATAGTTTAACTTTTGCTGATTTGCTTTAGGAGTTGGGATGAAAGATTTAATGAATAAGATACACAATCATGATATGAAAGATCTTATTAAAAAAGTTGATAGTAATTCAATCTCCTGTATTTTTACAGATGTTCCTTACGAAATTTCAAAAGGTGGAAGTACAAAAGTAGAAGGAGCTATGAGTTGGAATTATATTTCAGAAAAAAGAAATGGAAAAATATTTGAGCATAACAACATTAAACCAGAAGAGTATTTAGCTGACTTTTATAGAATACTAGAAGAAACTGGACATATATACTTAATGACAAACTCTATCCACCTTGCAGAAATTCAAAAACAGATGGAAAAAGTAGGATTTATTATAAATAATATTCTAGTAATGGTAAAAAACAATACTGTCACAAACCAACATTATATGAAAAATTGTGAGTTTACTATATTTGCAAGAAAAGGGGCGAGTAAAGGATTAAATGATTTTGGTATTAATTCAGCCATATGTGTAGATATGCCAAGAGGTGAGAACAAAATACATGACACACAAAAACCACTACAATATGTTAAAAAACTTATCGGTAACTCTACTAAAAAAGGCGATATAGTTGCTGACTTCTTTAGCGGAAGTGGAGTAGTGGCAAACGCTTGTATTGATTTGGGAGTTGATTATATTTGTTGCGAGATAGACGAAGCTTATCATAAAAGATCAACAGAAAGAATACAAAAAGCAACTGGTAACGTAGGACTATTCGCATGAAAAGAATACACTTAGAAATAAACATAAATCAAATCGTAGGCATAATCTTAGGTTGGTTAATAGTAAGATACCTATTTCCACTTTTTAACCACCTTGACCAATCTACGGTAGCGAGTATATCAACTGTTATATTTTTCGTAAGTAGTTATGCAAGAAGTTTTTTATTAAGATTATATTTTGAAAAAAGGAAACCCATGAAATAAAAAGCAAAGCAATATCCCTCGCATAGTTTTACTCTATGTTCGTCTACTTTGAGGGGTATTTCTAAGCTTTACATGTAAGGTTTAGGAATATTATAAGGAGTTAAAATGCTATACAGAAATATAAATACAAATAAACTAATAGAGTTTATAGAAATTAGAGATGGTTATGTTTGGTTTAGAGTTGATGGTGTTGTAGATTGTATTGATGTTGATACTTTTGATATTATTTATGAGTTGATATAAAAAAGCCCCTCGCTGCAAAGGGGCTAAATTCTAAAGGAGTAATTTTGTGACCTTAAGTTTATCAAGGATATATAATTATATCTAATCTTAAAATAAAAAGCAACTATACCTTCAATAATTGTATATTAATTTCTTTTATGTTATACTATATAGATTTCTTAACAGAGAGTAGTATAGGACTCCTACACGCCTTGTACCTACTCTTTGTTAAGGATTCAATGAGTACAGAAAGTGTAGGAACTTCTAGTAACTCCCTTAAATTTATTAGCCTGATTGCGTATTATGAAAACATTTAAAAAATGTTCTTGTTGCCATAAACAAAAACATACATCTATGTTTAGATATAGAAAAGTTGCTAAAGATAAGCTAATGAGTCTTTGTGTTGAGTGTGAAAGATTAAAATGCAAAGAGTATGAAAGAACTAAAGTTGGTGTAATTAGCACTATATATCGCTCACAAAAAGCTAGTTCAAAAAAAAGGAAAATGCCACCTCCGTCATATTCTTATTTGTTTCTCAAAGATTTTCTTATTGATGATTTATTATTCAATTTTCTTTATAATAATTGGGTAAATAGTGGGTATGAAACACTTTTAAAGCCATCTATTGATAGGCTTGATGATTTATTGCCTTATACTCTAAATAATATTAGATTAACTACATGGGGAATTAATAAGAAAAAATACAATACTGATAGAACACAAGGAATTGATAAACAGCAAAATAAGGCAGTTGTTCAATTTGATACTTACGGAAACAAAATAAATGAGTTTTTTTCTGCATCTGAAGCAAACCGTAAAACTGGTATTTCTCGTCCTGATATTTCCGTGTGTTGCACTAAATTTGTTAGAAAGTCTGGTTATTATTGGAGGTTTAAGTCAGAAGTAAAACAATCTACAAAGATTTCTATTGAGTCATAAAATACATTATTCTAGGCTAGATAATATAAAAAGGTCTAATGCAAGGAAACGGCACGATTATTGGTCACTATACGACAAGTATAAAGATAGAGATAAACTAATGATTACATTTACTCATCTTGAAACTGATCCTTATAAAAAAATGGAGATAATGATTAAGATAAAAAATTATATATCTAGCCTTATCAGAAACACAAGAACTGATAATATTGCATTTTTTAGTAATATTGAACTTGGAAAAGATTATTTATCTCCTCACATACATTGTCAATTTTTTTATACTGACTATAATCAACTAATAAAAATTAGAGATAAAGTATTTTATAAATTTGGTTTATTCTCTGAATTTTCGCATACTACTATTCCTACATGTAAAGATGTAGTTTATAATTACTGCATTAAAGACTATTCTAAAAGTAAAACAGATATAGAGTTGTTGTATTTAGATGAGTTTAAAAGGATGTATAGAGCTAAATTAGGCAAGAACATAAGGTTTATGTCTATGAGTAAAGATAAGTATACTAAAGCTATTTATCGTAAGGCGTATAGTAAAGGAATTAAGAGGGAGAATGTAGATTTTTTAATAACAAATTGTATAATTAATGAATATATAGAATTAGTTGATTGTAGACTTTGTTGTTATTTAATACACATTTTAGGCATATATATAGAACAAGAAAAAACTAAAGTTTTGTTTTGTTTTTTGATAGAAAGTGATAGCCAATTCCATTTCAAAAAACTATTTGATTTATGGGTTACTGGCTATCTTTAGTAAAGGTGTCGTGAAAAATTAATTATAGCTAAAAATAAATTAAAAAAGGATATGTTATGAGTTTGTTTCCAGAAATTGATAATGAAATTGAAGATATAAAAAAGATAGAGCTTGAAAAAATTAAAGAACTTAAAAGCAAATCAATTCCTTATGTCCCATCTAATGGCACAGATGGCATGATGTTTGAAAGTACTTTTTGTTCTACTTGTAGCAAAGATGATTCAGATAAAAATATCTTTTGTAAATATCTTGGTGAATTGATTAGCGGTGATAATTGTAGTGAAATAATTAGATATAAAAGTAAAATAATGTGTTTAAAGCATGATGATTTTAATATTAAAAGTTATTTAGGAGTTGAATTATGAATTTATATATTTTAGATTTTAGAAGTATTTTAAAAGTTTTGTTTTTAATTCAAGTTTTAAGGGGTATTCCACCCCCTAAATTTTTATTTCTCTCATTTTCTTTGATAATCTTTCTGCTCTGTTTTCGCTATCTTTCCCATCTCTCATATCTGCTTCGTGCATTTGCCGATACCAAAGGCTGTCTAGCATTTCGATTGAAGCCATTTCATAATCACCATCTTTTATGTATTGAATAGTATTTTTAAACTTCATAAATCTAGGAACTCCCATTTGATACGCCATTTCATAAACTATATCTTGCACTTCTGTTGGTTTTTCAGCTAACCACTCTAGTTTATTGTTTACTTCGTGCTTAAAAGCTTTTAGTCTAAATTCTGCTAATAGTTGTCCTTCTTTTTTATTTAGTGGTAGTTTAGTTCCATATCCGATAGTTAAATATCCTTCTGTATCAGTATATGGCATACCATCAAAACCTTCACTTGCTTTTATGTTTTCAATTAAACTCATTACATTAATCCTATAAATTTTAATATTGGGTGTCTAAAGTCTGATATTAAAATAACTACTACACCAACTGCTGCAAATACATATATTTTAGGGTTAGCTGATACTTTACTCCAGAAACTAAGCCCTTTAAGTGCATCGCCATACGAATTAAGCCTTTTTTCATGCTCTTTAATTAAATGATTTCTCTCACTAACTTCATGGTCTATTCTGTCGTTTAACTCTTTTCTAACTGCATTAACTTCGACAACTACTGTCTTAAGTTCGCTTAATTCATCTCTCATTTTGTCAATCGAACTTGACTGCGTTTTAATTGCATCTGCCAATAAAGTTATCTCCATTAATTCAGCCATCTATTTACCTTTATATTACTTTTCGTTTTGCTTCCACAGTTGTACTGCTTTTTCTATACTTCTACCACTTATATACCCACCTATACCTAGTTTAAGCACTGCCCACATATCTTCTGTTATAGGCTTTACTGGTAGTGTAGTATCAAATAAGACTTGAATATAAGGAGATATAATATACTCATTAGCTATTATGAAACCAAATAGTAACATAAGCATAGGACGCCAATTTCTCTGTAAACTACTGCCACCCATCTCAGTTATAATTACATCTTTCTTAGCTTGTATAACTTCTGACATAGCCTTTATAAGTGTAGTTTTTAACTCGTTTCTTACTTGCTCTAATAAGTTTTTAGCTTTCAGTCTTTCATCATCAGATGTAAATATCTTGTCAATCGTATTGCCTACACTATCTACTACTTTGTCTACCCCAGTTTCAATAAGTCCACTAAACCAACTCATGACAATATCTCAATAACATACAAGACAATAGGAACTATCGCAGTAGCTATTGCATCCATCTTGTCTGAGGTGTGATTAGGATAGTACTCGTCATATACCTCTTTACCTATTGCTATCACTATGACAACTAATACTGCTAGTGTTGGGCTATACAAAGCTATAAAATTATAAGCTATAAGTCCATATAACATATGATAAGCCTTGTCTTTTGGTAAACTGTTTAGTATGTTAAATATCTTTTCCATTACTAATATCCTATTTCTGCTTTAAGTCCATATCCTATTGCTAAGCACTCAGTTACATAAGTTTCATACGCTATTCTTTTTCCATCGCTTTCATCTCTTTTGCTCATAGCTATTTCATCTGCAAGGCTATATTTTTTTGCTATTTCCTTTGCAACTACTTCTCTAATTCTGTTTAGTTGTGTTGAGTCTGTGACGAGTGACTTAAACTCTTCTTGTGCTATTTCTTCGCATAAGATTCTTGCATCTTGACTAGCGATAACTTCATCTATAGCAACTTCTTCTCCTGCTAAACTAACAACACTCACATTGAAGTGATTGACTTTTACATCTTCGCTCCCACCTCTAAATTCTAAAACCGTATCCTCTGTGCTGACTTTTTCAAACTTTATGTATTTAAACATGTTTGACTCCTTTTTGGTAATTTTTTTAAAATTTTATTCACGTTCAATAATCTTTTATAGTATTTAATCGTGCCAGTATTCTTAGCATGACCTATTAAAGAAATTATTGAATGAACTTTTGACTTTTTTATGGCTTTTTTCATTTTGTAAATACTATGTTTTCTCACAAATTTTATACTCTTCCATGTTCGGTAGCCTACAAAATTTATACCTCTTTTTATTTTTTGTATATGCCAATGACTCAATTCAATATTTAAGTTATCTTGTACGAATTTTTCACATTTTTCTTTTGCATTTTTTGCTTCGTCTAAAGTTAATCCAATCAATATAAAATCATCCACATATCTCACATAACTTTTTGATTTCAATTCTCTTTTTATAAAGTGATCTAGCGGATTAAGATAAATTAGTGCATAAATTTGAGATAGTAAGTTCCCAATAGGAATTCCTTTATCTTCATTCATTTCTGCAAATTCGCACATGATGTCTAAAAATCTTTTATCTTTAATCTTTTTCTCAAATAGTTTTCTCAAAATTGTTCTATCAATTGAATAAAAAAACTTTCGTATATCGAGCTTTACAAAATACAAGTCACCACTATATTTTCTCATCTCATTTTGCGTATAAACACTAGCTTTATGAGTGCCTCCACCTTTTCTACAAGCATATGATGTATCAATAAACGTATTGTCAAATATCGCATAAATAGTTCTATAGATAGCGTGTTGTACCACCAAATCTCTAAAAGATGGTGCATTTATTAGCCTTTTTTTAGGCTCATATACATAAAATTGAGAATAAGGTCTTGGTCTATATGTTTCACTATGCAATTCATCATAAAGAGATTGAATTTCTGCTCCTAGATTTATCTCAAATTTCAAAGTAGCTCTTTTTGTTCTTTTCCCTTTTCTTGCATCCAAAAATGCTTCGTAAAGATTTTCTAAAGTAAAAGCTTTTTCAAATAAAAAGCCTATTCTTTTGGTTGATTTAATCTGATTTTCAACATTTAAGTTACTCAAAAGATTTTTATCATTTTTGATTTCGGTTATACCAGGACAATATACCCCTCTGTTCCCAATCTCACCATTTGATGTTTTAGGCTTGGATACACAGTCACGACCACCCGTATTGTTATTCGAGTTAGTACGATTATTGTTCAAATTCATATTGAAGACACCAGCATTAGAAGTATTACTCCAATTGCCTCCACATTGACAAGCTTTCATATTGCTATATTGCCCTTTGTTCATTATAGTTTTCCACTATCGCGAAGCTTGTTTATCCAAGCTCCTATGATTTTTCCTATTTCGTTAATAATATTTGATATTGCTAAAAATCTCTTTGGTGCATCTATATTGTTGTTTTCTTTTCCATCTTTAAAAGAAAAATATCCAAGCTCGTTAGCTAAATACACTTGCATCCTTAACTTTTGATGTGTAACATCAAGTTCAGTCAATGAAGTTTTTTTGTAATATTTCTTTTGACACTCAGTAATTAAATCATAAATATTATAAGCTGTGTTACGAATGGTATTTGACAAAGCATATTTTTCATGACGAGGGAAATGATTTAAATATACATTTAATAACTTAATCATTTCCATATATTTTCGATTTAAAATTGCTTCGCTATGAATTCCCATTGTTACTCCCGTTCACTATCGTTCTCTCACACAAGGTACGAGGCACGACCACCCGTATAGTAACTCGAGTTAGGACGATAATTGTTCAAAAGCATATCGAAGACACCAGCATAAGAAGTATTACCCCAATTGCCTCCACATAGACAAGCCATTTCGTTTTTTAAATATCTATAGATACCATCATTACCAAACTCTGTAGTTCCTGCTGTGCTTACTCCTGCTGCATTTGGAATTCCTAGTGCTGTACGCTTATAAGATGCTGACGTCCTATCTGTACTCATAGCAAATACTGAATTAACCCCATTTCCTAAATAAGTCCATCCATCATTTGCATTTACTAAGTCACTAATATCAATCACATCATAGTTTGATGTAGTATAAGCGTCTGTATCGTCATCTATTGTTCTTATATCAACACTTTCTTTTAATGTTAAAAAACCTTCTGTATCCATGCGGATAAAGCCACTCGCAACTTCATACATGTTCCCATTTAGGTCTGCAATTCCACAATCTTGACCATTGTGTGTTGTTTTCGCAAAAGGCTCACCACTTCCAGTTAAAGCACAGTTTGAGTATCCACTTGGAGTAAATATAACACTAGAATCATTTACGTCTGAGAGAGCATTATTTAAATTTCCTTTTGGCATTAGTGGTGCAACGTCACTATAAGCACATGCAACTGTAGAAGATGCAGCCTTTCCATGTGCAAAAGCAATTCTTGCTAACATAGAATAGTTATAAATAGATGTCAAAAAGTAGTCACTTCCTGCTGTTTTAACTGCTGCGTATAATCCTCCATACGTGTCTACTTGTGTTCCAGTCAATCCACTTAAAGGATTATGGTCTAAATGTGTTGAAAGTGGGTCAAGTCCTTTTTTACTTGCAAATATATTATTTACATTTGATGCACCGTATTTATAAACAAATACACCATTTATTTCTTCACCAGCATTGATAAAGCTTCTATCTATTACATATCCTGATAATGCAGTATGTGAGATGTAACAGTTATTTCCGCTGTACATGTAATAATGTTTTGGAATATAAACTAAGGTGCTTCCATTTGCATCTAAATAATTTCCATAGTTTGGACTTATGATATTATCATGACCCTCAAGTCCTCTCCATCCAACAGGTATTAAATCATCTGGACAAGTTGCAACTCCAAAGCCTAACTCTCCAGCGATACCTATTTGATAAATATCTTCTTCTAAATCTGTTCCATCATTTAGATTTTTCACCGCACTTGCTGCTAATGCTAAAATCTCTACTCCAGCTACCGTTGTTGGGTCTGCACCCTCAACCGCAACTCCTAATTTTTCAAATGTTGTACTTTTTAAACTCACGTTATGCTCCTGTTATTTTTAGTGTTTTAATTCTTCTTATTTTGTCTTCGATTGTTTCTGGGTTGTATGTTGCTTCTGTTGGTATTACGTAGCTTTCTATGGCTTCTTTTGCGGCTTCTGCTTTATCTGCATCACTTGAAGCACTACTTGCTGACTGACTTGCTTCTGTTGCTGAACTTGCACTTGCCGATGCACTAGCTGATGCTTCATCTTTATAGCCTTCTGCTAGGTTTGCAGCTTCTCCTAGATTATCGTTCATGTAAGTTTCTACATCATCCATAAGTTGATTAACTTGCTCGTCTACATCTTGTATTTTTGTGTTTCCATTTACTATTGCAGTGGTTGTAAAATCAGGTGCTACATACGCCATTTGTTATCCTTTATATTTTATTATTATACCATATTTAAGGTTTTTATGAAACTTTATGTATTGATTAAAGATATCTTAAGTCCTCCATGCAAAGTTATACTATTATCACTTGTTACTGTTATTGTTGCCATTTATTTTCCTTTACGGCCATTGTAAGACTTTGGTATAAATCTCGTATATATTCTTTTGGTATCATTTTATTACCTTTGTATAATTTAACTTACTTACTATTTTAATTTATTTAGTTTATTATGGTAGCCAATAGAGATGCTACATTAGGAACAGCACTAACTTGAGAGCCTTCCCACACTACTTTAATGCGTATATCAACATAATTAGTGCAAGAAGGAAGCAACCCTTGATAGATTTTTGCTACTCCTTGTATATTGGACATCTCGTCTAATTTATAATATGTGCCACCATCAACCGATGCTTGAATTTCATGGTAAGCACCAACGGCAAATATAAAAGCTACTGGAGTAGCACCTTGTAGCAAGATAGCTGAACTAGCTAAGTTTGTTACCCTATCTGGCATGTAGCCATTACCGAAAGAGGGAGAGTATATTCTAATAGGTTGAGTGTAATATGTATAACTTGTTGAATTAGCTGGAACTGTAAAATTTTCATATAGAGAAGTAAAATATACTTCTTTGCCGTAGTTACCGCTTGTTGTAGACTGTATTAATGACAATGTTCCTATAGTAGTAGCTCCCTCTATAGTGCTTCCTTTAATATAGCCACTTTGGATATTAGGAGCAGTACTAGTACCAATTGCGGTACTGTCTAAAATAAAACTTCCATTGTTCATTTTTATTTGGTTATTTGTTAAATCAAAATAAGTATTTGTGTCTGCTGATTGTATTTTCCCAGTTGTTATATTGTTAGCCGAAACTACAGTCGTACCATCTGTTAAACTATCCGCAAAAGTTGTAGTCCCATTTACATAGATATTATCAGCACTTATTGTAAAATTACTATCGTAGCCTGTTCCGTCTGCATAACTCCATCCAGTCACTTCTCCAGTTAAAGGATCAACAACTACGCTACTATATGCTTCTGCCCATCCCTTGACTGTATTAGCAGTAGAGTTTGCAGTATTAGCTACTGTATCATCTGTATATTTAGATTTTATTCCCCAATCTTCCGAGTTATATGCTGCTGATTGGTCTACGCTTGAAAAAAGTATATCTCCGCCATCTTCTATCCACATATCGCCTATATCATAAGGTGCTGTTGGTGTTGTTGTAAATATTCTAGCTTTTCCATCTGCTAGTGCTTCAATACTTAATTGCGAAACTGTGCTGTCTATAAATGCTATTTGTGAAGGATTGCAAAGTACCCACTCATTATTTTCATTGTAGTATTTATATATAGTGCTTGTGTCGTCTAATGTTAGATTTTTAATCTCGACACTATCGAATAAGTAATCATCTACTGTTAAATCTGCAACATCAATCTTCCATAAATCATAAAAGCTTGGATCTGTTGGAGTTGTTAATCCTGCGTATATTGTTACTAATCCATCTTGTATCGCTTTTTGTAGAAGTCCATTATCGTATAATAGTTGGTCTAATTTTTCTTTTATTGTTAGTGTAGTTGCTGAACTGTCACCTATAAAAACATGATAAGTTCTTAATGCCGTATTAAGTGTGCCATAATCGCCATTTAAACCTTTGCAAGTAACTTTAAAAAAGTAGCCTTTGTTTGCTTCAAGTTCAATAGCATTGTAATCAAAAGAATTAGTTTTTAAATCAGATGCTATTTGAATATAAGTTAATCCACCATCTTTACTAATATAAAGGTTGTTTGTTGCAAATGTTGTAGTATTCCAAGTTATGTTTAGATAAGGGATTAAAACACCTTGTGCGTTCACTTCACCTCTTTCTGTTATAAGAAATGTGTTTGCTGTTGGCGTTATTTCTGTATATGGTGTTGCTGTTGATATTACTACGCTATCATCTTCTAAAATGCTCTCATTGTATTCTATGGCTGTTATTTTTCTATCAAACTCACCTATTGTTCTTGATATGTCAGTAATTCTAAATAATTTACTTGTATTTGGATTGTTGCATAAAGTAAATAGATTGTATTGTTTTGGTGTTTGTGTAAAAGTTCCATCTATTACTAATTCTGTTACTGTTTGAGTTCCAGCAAATAAAATATTAAAAGACTCTAATGTGTCATCATCCATTTTAACTTCAAGTGTATATGTTTCGCCACTTGATAATAGCACTTCTTGGTCTAGTGTTACTGTTGTATCTGTTGCTGATACTAAGCGACCTGATGTATTCCATAAAGGCATATCGTGAGATATTACACCTACATCACCAACTTCGCAACTTATAGCATCTAGTCCTGCTTCAAATGTTGCAACTCTTCTTAATTGCTCATTACAGTTTAAATGATATTTAGCTGTTCTATATGCTTGACTTTCATTTACTATTCCCATTTGCTGAATAGAAGTTGTTTTGATTGTTTCATCTGTATATGTAGCTATCGTTAAAGTGTCGTTTGAGTAGTCTTTATCTATGTTTGTGTATTGCACTTCTACTTGATTTGCTAAGTCCTCATCCCCTAGATAACCTATTTCTAAAGTACCTTTTTTAATATTCCCCATATTAAATGTGAATGTTCTTGGTGCTGGTTTATCTACTATTACTGAGTATTTTGTACCTTTTATGATTGGTGCTGCTCGTCCTACTTGTGCTACTGATATTAAGCTATCCCAAATGTTGCCCTCAAAGTCAAATATACCGTTAAATGTGCATCTTTTTTCTTGTTCGTCATCTATGCCACTTGATACTAATGTATCGCACCACTCAGCCCATTCTTCTATTTCGTCAAAGTAATACATTTTTTCGTATGGAATTTCATACCCATAAATATTGCTTGTTAAAATATCCCAATATGCCCATGCAGGATTGCTTAAATCTTTAAACCCTATTGACTCGTTGTTTTGATTAAAAACTTCTATTGTTTTTCTTTGGAATTGTGTTATTACATCAACACTTCCACTAAGCTGTCCTGTTGCTTTTATTTTAATTCCAAGCATTGCATAAGATGGATAGTTTAAATCATCTTTAATTACTTCACCAATACCTGCCCAATCACAATCAGTAACCTCTCTTGCATTTGTAGAAACTGATGTAATCCTAGTTATTCTTACTTCGTACTCGTCAGGCTCTAAACCATCTATTCTTATCTCTCTACTAAATGCTGTTGTTTGTGCTGCTGAATATGTTTTATTACCATAATCTATCCATGCACTATCGCTTGTTTTTTTATACTCTACTTTTAATGATACTGAACGACTATCAAGACCGCCACTATCGTTAGAATAATATAATCCACTAGCAAAGTTTATAAAAAGTCTTAGTGACTCGTTTGCATTTCCTATTGTTGTTCTTGTTACTGCATCTTCTTCTAATGCTACTGTGAAAGAGTTTGGTGATTCTATATCATTAAACCAATCCATTACATCTTGGTCTAAAGTTCCGTTTGTAAATCTAAACTCTGCATCTTCATAATTTTCTATTAATGTGTCGTTTATAGATATGTCCGCTGCTGTTATATCTTCTATCTCGCCTTGACATAAAAGTATTTGCATATATAAATATTCATCATCACCTACATAATCTATGTAGCGTTGCATACGAGTTCCACCTGTTTGGTGTTTTCCAAAAAGTATAGGAATTACGCCACCTGCTCCGCTTAGTGTTGTAGTTTTTGCAAATGAGTAAGTAGGTGACTCGCTTATTGATTCTGATGAGTAGTTAGGTGTTTTTGGAGTGAGTAGGCTTGAAATAAGCATACTACCTGCTAACATTACCGCACCTGATAAAACAGTAGCACCAATCGAAATAGCTGCCATTGTTCCAGCTGTTGCTACACCACCTGCAAATGCACCATATAATATATTTGTGAAGAATGGTATTAATGCACTTGCTTCTTGCGTTGGTGCTATTACTATCTCTGAATTATCAGGCACTACAATATCATAGTTAGTTACTTTTATTTGATTTAGTGCTACTGTTGGATTGTTTAATGGTGGTAAATATTCACTTAGCTTTTTGCCTTTATATTCGTACTCTTTTACTTCTCTATCAAGAGTTGGCTCATAAGTGTTTTTTATATAAATAATTCTAATCATATTTAAAAAATCCTACTATCATTTGTTTCCATTTTGGTGATGTAATCTTCACTCTATCTACCCCAGTTTTTCCCATAATATGCACGAACTCTTTATCATTTATCATAAATCCGCAATGTGTAACTGCTCCACCAACTCTTAGTGCTACAACTGCACCTTTTTTAGGATTGCATTTTCTCCATCTTGGGTTTTGTAAGCTCTCATAAAAGTACTTTTCATTTTCTTTGTTGTTTGGATCAACATAATCAAAGTCTATAATGTCTATTCCATGCTCTTGTTTATATAAATACTTAACTGCACCATAACAATCAAAATAAGGATATTCTCTTCCGTTTGCTTTATATACTGCGTTCATGATGTCTTTTTTCATTGGTAAAATCCTGAACTTGAAATAGCAGGGAAACCGCCAAATGGTATAGTTCCACCACTAAATTTCTCTCTGCAATCTGCTAAGGTTTTACCGCAACTCGTATCTGTTCCGCTGTATCCACAAACTACACCTTTAAATCTATGAGGGCAAGTATCTGTAAACATTCTATGAGGTGGGAATGCTACCCTCATTGGGTTTCTAATTCCACAAGTGAGAGTCACTTCTTCGTCATTTACACTTGCACTTGTACTCACAAAGTCATATGTATATTCTGCTATTCCTGATTCATAAGTAGAAGTTAGTATCATTTCTACTTGAATATCCCACGCTACACCTAAGTCTGGATCTTGGTCTATCCATCCACCTATAATTCTCTCAACATTTGAAACTTTTATAGTTGTGCTTGGTATGCTTCCATCTTTGCTCTCTGTAAAATCTTCAACTTTACAAGGAAAATAATAAAAAGTATTCCCATTAAAAGTGATGTTTGTTGTGTGTGGGCATATTCTATATACTACTGATTTTGATTTGTTTGATAATGTTAGAAGTGGTATCCATACTTCTTTTGAAAAGATATAATTTTTTTCTAGTATTGCTGTATTTGATAATGCTATCATACTTCTTTTACCGATATAGAGATATTATTATGATTTGGCATAGTTCCATTTTCTATAACCTTTATAGGCTCTTCAAATCTAACTGTATAGTCAATACCATCTTCAAGATTAGTCCAAACAAAAGGAGTGACTGTTTGAACATCCTCATAGTGTGCTTTTAATAGGTTTTTATTTTCTTTTGTAATAAAATAATCTGCTTTAAATGTTTTTAAACTTCTTGTATTCCTATTTCTTCTTTGTTCGTATCCACCATCAAATGATGTGCTAACTGTATTATCATCATATTCTATTGTTATTTTTGTTGGTTTTATATCAGGAAATGCCATTATTAAGCTCCCATCATTTTTCTAAAAGTTGCATCTGTTTGCATAAGCGACTGAACAGTTAGTTTTATTTCTGTTCTGTTGTCAGTTTGTTTTCTTGAAGTTTCTTTCATATCTAATGGAACTCCTGACTCGTTGTTTATAGTTATATATGTATCTCCACCGCCACTATTTCCTTGCATTGTTACAGGTATAGTTCTTCCATCAGGTAATGGCACATAAGCTTCGTTCATTCTTCCCTCGCCATAAATTGCAAGTTGAGGACTGTCAGCTATACCACCACTTGAATATGCTCTTAATGGGATTGCTCCTTGACTTGACATAATTCCACCGTTTGCAAAGCCAAAAATAGTATTTGCTAAACTACCTACTATGCTTGTTGTTGCACTTGCTAATGGCTGTGCTATTTGTGTTTTGACTATTTCGCTCATAATCGCACTAACTACACTTTCTCCTAGTGCTTGTAAATCTCCAAAACCATCTTTTGTAAAGTTGAAAAAATCTTCAAAACCACTCGTTAAATTGTCTTTCATAGTCTTTTGCATACTTTCCCATGTGCTTGTTGATTCATCCTCTATTTTGTCAAAAAAGTCTGTTTTATAAATTGCTACTAATTTGCTTAATTCTTCTGGTTTTAGCATAGAAAACTCACTCTCTATACTTGCTTTTTCTAACGCCCATCCTTTTTCTTTTTGTCCTGTTGCATCATAATATGTAGCATATTGGCTATTTTGATTTTTAACATAAGTCTTTGCTTGTTTTTCTATGTCTTTTTGTATTTTTAAAGAAGCGTTATACTCCATTAGGGCATAGTTTTTTATTTTTGTATTTACTGCTGATTTATTTAGTGCATTAGATTCTTTTTCGTAGGCTTGTGCTACTATTTCTGCTGTTTTTATAGCATCTTCTCGTACTTGCTTATTAGTACTAGCTATATTTGTTTGTAGTTTTTCAAATATTGGTCTATATTTATCATTTAGGCTATCTAGTTTTTGATTATCTGATAATGTAGTTAAGGCTTTATTTGCAAACTCTGTCATTTCATCTATTGTTGATTTCATAGATATTTTTAATTCTGTATTTGATCCTTGCGTAATTTTAACTGCTTTTGTTGCAGCATTTCCTATCGCTTCCATTACTTCTGGATACTGTGAATATTTAATTACTAAATTACCAAAATCATCATTAATTTGAGAAACTGATGTAAATTTATTGTTTCCTAATTCAAATATTTCCTTATAAGCATTTGATAGACCTTCATATCCCTCTTTCTGTCTTGATATTGACTCTATAATTTCTGTTCCAGATTCTATAGCTACTTTTTTATGTTCTTCAAGTACTCTTATTTTTCTCTCTAATATAGTAATGCTGTCTTGAAGAGATTTCTCTGATTTTGTTCCAAACAATACATCCGAGAAGCTACCTTTATTTGCTAAATCTGTTTTTGCATCTTGTAATTCTTTATATAGCTCTTTAAGACCCTTGCCTTCAACTCTAGTAGTAACTTTACCTGAAACATCAAATAATGAACCTAATTTAACAAGGGCATCCCCTGTTATAGATACTAAATTTGAAACTTCGTCACTTATATAACTTATGGCTTCTGTTACTTTGCCAAATGCTTCACCGTAATAATCCATAAACCCTTTTATTTGAAAATATGATGTTTGGAAACTATCTACCCATTCATCTGTGTTGTTTTTAATGTATGTTGTAGCATCTAATATTCCAAGTTTCAAATCATCAAATAGTGGTGCTGTTGTTTGCATCCTCATAGTGTCAAAAGCATCACCAAGTCTTGCTACTGCTCTTGTCATAGTCATTTCTTTAGAAAGTTCATCAAAATCAACTAATTTATCTTCGAGATATTTAAATAGCCCACCAACGCTTTTTTTAGCATCATCAATGTCTGCATTTGACATACCTAACATTTTACCGATACGACTATCTTTTGTAATAGTTCCTTCCATTATAGAGCGTATTTCTTCTCTTACTTGATCCATAGGCATACCAATAGAAGCCGCAATATTTGTCATTTGTTTTGAAAGTGTAATTGTATTTTTTATAACATCTTGGGTAGTTTTACCCATAGCTTGTCCTGCTCCTAAAGCACCACCTATCGCTTGTTGAAACACCTCTGTTAATTGTGGGAATGTTGCTGCTGTATCAATCGCTGCTTTTTTAATATCCATAACTGTACTAGCTGAAATTGCCATTGCTGCACCAAATCTCTCAGCACTATCTCCACCCTCTGTATTTGCTGAAATAAGTGCAGCGATACCTACTTGTGCATCTTCAATAGTTTTATTTAGCATTATCCCTTTAGTGGCTGTAAAATTAACAACTCTACTAAGAGCATAATAAGCCACTACCATTGTTTCTATTTGTCTTAAATGTCTAACAACACTATTCATAGTGCTGCTTCTTACTGCATTTTCTTTTTTTCTTGAAGTTGTAGCTTTGTCTATAGCTATTTTTTCTCTATTTGTAGCTGATGTTAATTTTTTTCTTTTTGAAACTTCCTTGTCAATTAAAATACCGCTTTGTTTTATTTCTAGTTCTTTCTTTTTAAGTGCTACTGTTTGTCTTGTAATTTCTTTTGTTAGTTTAGCTTCTAATTCTATTTGTTTCTTTTTTATAGCATTTTTTGCTTCTGTTTTTGTGCCACGCTCTGCATTTGCATACGCTTCTTTTAGTTTTGTTAATTCTAATTGTAGTTTTCTTATACTATCTATGTCTGATGTTGTTACCCCTAGTAAAATTCCTTTTTTATCTGCTTTTAAATCTTTTAATCTTAATTCTAGTTCTTGGTAACTTTCATTTAATTTTTTTATCTGCTCAATTTGTTTTTTTATTTCAGGAGTGAGATTATCTTCTGCATTAAACTTAATTATTACATCACCTGCTGCCATCACCACTCCTTTCTATATAATATCTCTCTATAAATCTAATTAAGTCCATCCTATATGGGTTTAATTCAAATTCATAAATTTTTGCTATTTCAATAATGGAACTATAATTTAGTCCTATTATCCCGCCCATTCCACTAACTATCCATTGAGTACCTATCTTTTGAAAAAAGTCTATCACTTCTCTCATGTGCAAAGGAACATAAGGAGGAAGAACACTATCTGGCAATTCCTCTCCAATTTCAAGGGCTATCTTGATGTAACTCTGTATTGAGTCATCACTTTGCCAATCAAGATAGTCTTTTACTTTTTTGTAGCGATCACTTTTGTATTAAATGTAGTTATCGCTACTTTTCTTACCCACATTTGCAAATCGCTATATGGTATTTTGTCAATCTGATCATCGCTTATATTTCTAAGCGTAAGTAAATCAACCAATAGGTCATCTAGTGACTCTTCTTTTAACGAGTCAATTTCTATAATTTTGTGTTTCTTTAATTTCTTTTTTTCACCAAATGTTAAAGGGTTAGCTACATCTTCTAAAATACTAGGAAGTTCATAATCTATTATTTCCTTAATATTTTGCTCTTGTTCTTTATATACCTCTTTTATAGCATCCAGTGATAATTCTATTTTTGGCTCGTTTTTCATATTAATAACTCGCTACATTATTTGTTAATTCTACTTTTAGTAGTTCTGTACCAACACTTTTGTACCCATTCCATGCTAAATTTAATGGATATTTTTCTCCAACTCTTTTAGCTTCATTTTTAAATGAAAACTTAGCTTCTGCTATTGTAAGAGTTAAAGTGTTAGTTCCATCTGTAATTATGATGTCAAAACTTACAGGCATTTCATTTTTAGCTTTTGTATATACTGAACTATCGAAAAGACTTGAAAAATCACCACTTGCTGAAACTTGCATATCAGATATTTCACCTGCATTTGCACCTGTACCTATTGTATATGTAGCTTCTGTGCCTCTATCTAATGACATTGAGAAGCTTTTTGATAATGTGTAAGATACATTGTCTATTTTTAGTGATGTATGAGCATTTTTAATACGAGTTGCTCCTAGAGAAATTTTATTTGTTTCATCTAGTTCTGTTATCGAATCAGTAATACTATCTTTAAAGCTCATGCCGACAGTATCTAGGCTAAAGTTATAATCTCCATCAGGTGATACATCTATTGAAAACCCTTTTGCTTTCAATCCGTTATATCTTTCAATAAGGTCACTTCCGCCATCACAAGAGTTGTTTAGTGTATTTTGAATACAAAAACTAGGGATACACTCAGTAGACTTAAATGTATGAGTATAGCTTCCTGTATTATCAACTGTTGTAGGGTCACCAAGAGAAGCTTTTAATAAAACTCCTATTTGCTCAAAGTATAAAGGAGTAGTGATACCACCTGCTACCTCGTTAAATGTACCAAATGGCTCTCCACCGCTATCTATATCTCCACCTATAACACTATCAGTCTTTGTTTGTCTACTTGCTGTTATTCCACTCTCAACTGCTGTTAAAACTATTGGTTCTGGTAATGATGGGTCTGTACCTGCTGTAGTTTCCCAATCTAATACTACTTTTTTAATTAATGGATTTGCCATTTTATTCTCCTAATAAACTTAATTTATCGTTACCGATTATGTTCGGAACACTAAAGTTAATTACTATTGCCCCAGAATATATTGGAAACAATGTAATTTCGTGGTTGTAAAAGGTAATTTCGTAGCTGTCTAAATTTGTGCAATTAAAAGCACTTTTTAATTCTTCTACTACAATATTCCCCATTTCCTCAATTTTATAAATACCCTCATATTTGATAACATTCCCATTTGTAGTTGGGTTTTCACTTCCGTTAATCATTAAATGTATAACCATCTCATAATCATAGTTAGTGTTGCTATCACTCATCTCATTAGTCATTGGGGCTATCGCTAAAAGCGGATAGTCCGTTGTGTGAGGTGGGTTTTCAGTATCTATCCCTAAGAAAATCAAAGGGGATTTAGAAAACTGACTTTGTGAATAAGTTTCAAGACTT